CTGCAGGGTATTGAATACAGAAAAACGTAATCAAAACATACGTGATGATATTTTAGAAATCAATGGTCTAAACCCAAGTTGGAGTAGACAGGGTTCGGGTGGAACTGTATCCACTGTGTACGAAGAATAATTTAACCAAAGCCGTTGCTATATGTGACGGCTTTATTATATAATAGACAAATGAGTAACCTTTTTAAAAAAGCCGCTGTGTTCACTGATATTCATTTTGGATTGAAGTCAAACAGCCTACAACACAACCAAGACTGTTCCGATTTCGTAGATTGGTTCATTAAAAAAGCAAAGAGTGAAGGGTGTGAAACTTGTTTCTTCTTGGGCGATTATAATCATCATCGTGCAAGTATTAACATTCACACATTACAATTTGGATTACAAGCATTGGAGAAACTAAGTGCTAACTTTGATACTGTATATTTTATACCAGGCAATCACGATCTTTATTATCGTGACCGTAGGGACATTCATAGTGTTGAGTGGGCTAAACATTTACCAAATGTTAAAATCATCAACAACTTCTTCCAAGAAGGAGATGTAGTTATTGCACCTTGGCTAGTACAAGATGATTACAAGAAATTACAAAAGATGAGTGGCAAATATATGTTTGGTCATTTTGAGTTGCCCAGATTCTATATGAACGCAATGGTTGAGATGCCCGATCACGGTGAAATTAATGAAAATCATATGACTGGCTTTGAAAAAGTATTCAGTGGTCACTTTCATAAACGTCAAGCACGTAAGAACATTTGGTATATTGGTAATGCTTTCCCACATAACTATGCTGATGCAGGTGATGATGCACGTGGTATGATGATATTAGAATGGGGCAATGAACCAGAGTTTTATACTTGGCCTAGACAACCTGTATTTCGTGTTCATAAATTAAGTAATATTTTAGAAAACCCTGAGGGATTGCTATTGATTGATAGTTATGTTAGAGTACATCTTGACATTGAAATCTCATATGAAGAAGCAAACTTCTTACGTGAGACATGGATACCAGAACATAAACTAAGAGAGATGGCACTAATTCCTATGAAGGTAGAAACAAATGAGAATGGTCAAACGGCGGACGGACTTAAGTTTGAATCCGTAGACCAAATTATTATTGACCAAATTAACAGTATTGAATCAAATAATTTTGATAAGAAGATTCTTTTGGACATTTACAACAATCTATGATTACATTACAAGACATTACATTACGAAATTTTTTATCTATCGGTGCAGTAACACAAGCAGTAGACTTTGACAAGAAAGACTTAACACTTATTCTAGGTGAGAATTTAGACTTAGGTGGTGACGGTGCTCGTAATGGCACAGGTAAAACTACATTGATTCAAGGATTATCCTATGCATTGTTTGGTACACCCATTAATAACATTCGTAAAGATAATTTAGTTAATCGTACAAATGGTAAGGGTATGCTAGTCACTCTTACTTTTAATGTTAATGGAACAAACTATAAAATAGAGCGTGGTCGTAAGCCAAACATTCTGAAATTTTACGTGAATGATATCCAAGATAAAGCTACTGAGGATCAACAAGGTGAGAACAAAGAAACGCAGGCATCAATTGAAAAAGTTATCAATATGTCAGCCGACATGTTCCGCCACATTGTTGTATTGAATACATACAGCGAACCGTTCTTAGCATTAAAGAATAATGAGCAGAAAGATATCATTGAACAACTAATGGGTATCACGTTGCTATCTGAGAAGGCTGAAGTCATTAAAGAAATGATTCGTAAAAGCAAAGATGATATTCAACAGGAAGAATTTCGTGTTAAAGCCATTGAAGAAGCTAACAAACGTGTCAAGGAACAAATTGACGCATTGAAGCGCAGACAAACATTGTGGTTGAAGAAACATGATGAAGATTTAACCAGTCTTGCACTACAGTACGATGAACTAAGCAAGATTAACATTGAAGCAGAGTTACAAGCACATAAAGATTTGAACGTTTGGACTAAGCAAAAAGAGGCACAAGACACATACAATGCGTTAGTTGCTCGTTCAACTGCTTGGCAACAAAAACATGACACAGATGTTTCAATAGCACATAAGGCTTACTCACTTAAAAATGAGTATGACATTGAAGCTGAACTTAAAACGTGGGGTGATTTAAAAGATTGGCTACGTGATGAGGCTGAACAAAAATCAATAGCAACAATAATTGATACCCTAACCAAAAGTATCACAAAAGAAAAAAAATTAATAGATAAACTGGTTCGGGAAGTTAAAGAACTTGAGGATCATAAGTGTTATGCTTGTGGGCAAGACTTCCATGATAATAAGCATTTAGAAGTTACATTAGAAAAGACTACAGTACTTGAGAATGCCCGTGCAGAGTTGGCTGAACTTGAAAGTCAAATGTCAATCAATCAGTCATTGGTTACTGATTTAGGGACAAAGCCTACTCCATCATACAAAACAGAAGCAGAAGCTATTCGTCACAGTGGTGATGTGTCTAATCTGAAGAAAGTATGGGAAGATAAGAAACAAGAATCTAATCCTTTTAGTGAACAATTAAATGAGTTAACTCCTAAGGATTCCTTAGGACTTCAACCTGTCACTCACTACGATACAGAAGCAGAAGCAATCAAACATTCAAGTGAGGTTGCTAACATTCTTAATCAAATTGATAACAAGTCACAAGAAACTGATCCATACAGTGAACAAGTAGTTGAGATGGAAACACAAGCACTACAAGCTATTGACTTTGAAGCTATCAATAGATTAACAAGAACAATGGAACATCAAAAGTTCTTGTTAGATTTGTTAACTAGCAAAGATAGTTTTGTTCGTAAGAAGATTATTGATCAGAACTTGAGTTATCTAAACGCACGATTGACACATTACTTAGATAAGATTGGTCTACCACATCAGGTTATCTTTAAGAATGACTTGCAGGTTGAGATTACAGAGTTAGGTCGTGAACTTGACTTTGATAACTTAAGTCGTGGTGAACGCAATAGATTGATTCTTGGTTTATCGTTTGCTTTCCGTGATGTATGGGAATCATTGTATAGCCCTATCAATACATTGTTCATTGACGAATTGATTGATTCAGGTCTTGACACGATGGGTGTTGAGAACAGTCTAGCAATTCTCAAAGATATGAGTCGTAGACGACAGAAAAGTATTTGGCTTGTTTCACATAGAGAAGAACTAGCAGGTCGTGTACCTAATGTATTGAAAGTTGTTAAAGAGAATGGCTTCACCAGTTATAACACAGCAGTAGATATAGAATAATGCCAGATATTTTTCGTTTTCAGAATGTAAAGATTGTACATTTAGAGCCTACTACTAATTGTAATGCGGCTTGTCCTCAATGCCTGCGTACTAGAACTGAATTTGAACCCAATGAATTAAGTTTAGAAGATGTAAAGTTATTGTTTACTCCAGATGTATTAATGCAATTAGAAAAAATATATATGTGCGGTAATTATGGTGACCCTGCAAGTGCCAGACAGACATTAGAGATGTATGAATATTTTAGGTCTGTTAATACTAATTTAACTTTAGGAATGAATACCAATGGTGGGATAAGATTTCCTGATTGGTGGACTAGACTAGCAAAGGTAATGAATAAACCAAATGATTATGTTGTGTTCAGTATAGATGGTTTAGAAGATACTAACCATTTATATCGTAGAAATGTTCGTTGGTCTAAAGTAATGGATAATGCAAAAGCATTTATTGATGCTGGTGGTAAAGCACACTGGGACATGTTAGTGTTTGAACATAACAAACATCAGGTAGATGAAGCACATAAACTAGCAAAAGATATGGGATTCAATTGGTTCCGTGCTAAAGTTAGCAGACGATTTAATCGTTTCCCCGTAGATGGAATTTCACAACCAATTGAGTTTAATGATACAAAAGTACTTGAAGGACATATAGAATGTTCTGCTATGAAAGAGAATAGTATTTTCGTAGACGCTTCAGGAAAAGTATTTCCTTGTTGCTGGCAAGTTGAAGGTAATTATCAACCAAATATTGTACAATGGTTTTATGACTTATCAGAAAATTGGAATAATAATCCTGATACAGTGTGTAAGAAATCTTGTTTAAAGAATAATACAGGTACTACATTTAGTAATCAATGGTATCGAGAAGTAGAAATAAAATAATTTATACAGTAATGTTATGATAAGTAATAGTATGCCAAGTCCACAAAAAGCAAAAGGTTCAGGTTTTGAACGAGAAATTGCTAAATATCTTTCAGAGAAGTACAGTGAATCATTCATTCGTGCTCCCGGCTCAGGTGCTTATATTGGTGGAAAGAATCAATCAAGAACTCAAATACTACATGAAGGTCAGATTAGAAGTTTTAAAGGGGATATAGTTCCTGGACAGACTTTTACTAAGATGAACGTAGAGTGTAAGTTCTATGCTGATTTTCCGTTTCATCTATTACTTTCAGGGGAATGCAAAGTAATAGATGGTTGGCTAGAACAACTCATGGATGTAGCTGATCCGGACGATTGTAACATTCTTTTTATGAAGTTCAATCGTAAAGGTCGTTATATTGCTGTACAAAGCAAACTAACATGGGTTACTGACAATTTCTTGTATTATACAAGTCCTAAATTAGGAGATTGGATAATTATGGAATTTGACAGCTTCTTCTTAAACAACAGTACATTATTAAAAGCATATTCAGGCTCAACAGACACCACGTCAAATCAAACTGTTACAAAAAACATCCTCACAATAGAAAATTAATTAAAATAAAAATGTGTCGTCCTGGTTGCAGGACCTCCTTGAGTTTGTACAGATTGTGCTGTGCTGACGGATCTGGAGTAAGCGTGTATAGCGATATATACGGAATACCGAGAAGGCAATCGACAAAGCGAACCTTCAACAAGTCTATGACAACTTTATTTCTGCGTCATAGAATGTGCGTTGCTGGATGAAACACAGAGTGTGCGTAAATTCAACTACAGTCCCATAAACTTTACAGAGCAACCGGTAGCATTTAATAGCATCAAATAGCTAATTAAGTGGGGAAGAAATAACAACGGATGACGGGCGTGCAAACAACCTTTACTATTGGTAGTGCTGAATAGCACTACCATGGCTTCAAAGCGGCAATATAGTCCTTATTAGATTAACAGTAAAATAGAATAGATAACCGTAAAATATAAGAACGAACGAAGTGAGTTCTTAGATGAACGAAGTTCATCTTTACAAGAGATGACCCGATGTGATAAATGAACAGTTACGGGTTTGATTAGAAGAATGGCATCTGTGATTTCTTAGTGACTTCCAGATTACTATCAATAATTTTCTTAATTTCATCTCTTTCATCAGAGGACATGTTTAATATATCTTCATATGTTACACCACCTCTCATGTACCAACTCATACTAAGAGCATTTTTCTTAATAGCGGCACACTCAAGTTCCATATCATCTATCAGCTTCTTTACACCCTCGTGGTCAAGGTGTAGAAGCTTTATCCGAAAAAATCAGATGTGTTCAGTGTAAATTGTTGACTATATTCATTTTGGCAATGTATACATTTAATTTTTAATGGTTTAATTTCAGTCTGTGCCTTTAATTCAGCATTATAGTCTCTGATAGAAACATATGTATCTCTATCACAATTCTTTAAAAAATCTAAAATATATTCACGTTCTTCTACATATGCGCTAGGAGTTCTTATATGAGTAATAGTCTGTGATAGTATTCTCATAGTTACATCAGTAATAAATTTTAGTGCCTCTTGAGTTCTACTTGCACGTATTGCCTCATTTTCTTCTTTTTCTAATGTTAGAAAAATACGTTGTGCTTCAAGTTGAGTAGTTCCAGCTTCATTCATTTCTTTGTAAGTCAATGGTCTAAACTTAATAGATAAGTCATTTATAGTTAATTCTTTTTCATAATCGGCTGCTTTAAGCTGACTTAGTATACCTACTAGATTTACAGCGTAGTCAGCTATTTCTTTACAACTTGGGCATTCAGATGAAATAGACATATCGTTTCCACCTGCCGCTGAACGAATAGCAATCAACACAGCATCTAAGTCAATACTATTAATAGCCCAAGGATCTTTAATATCCGGTATACAACTTTTAATAATATCAGCCATAGCAGTACCGTTATACAACGCATCCGGTGTTTTTGCACTAATCTCGTCAATTGCTGTCATGGGATATACAGGTAATTCACCAGACTCTGGAATAGTTACTACACCTGGTGGATACAACTTACCACCGCTAGGTAGTTTCAAATAAATTGAAGGTCTACGGAAATATTGCTTTAATGGGTTGTTTTGGATAGTCATTGTTGTCCTTGATATAAAATGGGTGTTTGCCTGATACTAAATACTACATAATATTTAGTGGGTAAAAAACATGGCAGAAAATTTAGATCCGGAATCGATTAGACAATTCAATGAATCAATGCGTGAGTTGAATAATGTCATGCCGGCACTTATTACCGGTTTAGGACAATTAACAGGAGTTGCATCAGGTTCTACTAAAGTTCAAGACGCACTAAACAAACACGCTAATGCTGTTAAAGGCATGACTGAGTTAGAACAATCTTATATTAACGCACAGAAGAAAAAAGCCGCCGCCGACGCTAACAGGGCTACCGCTGATGCCTCGGCTGTATCAGCACTAAAAGATTTTACTAGTGCGATGATGAATACATCCACTGAGTTTGGTAAGTTCAACGGGGCATTAGGTAATGCAGGTGATGCCGCATTAGCTTTAGGTAAAAACTTTGGCGCAGTTGGATTAATCATTGGTGGATTAATTAAAGGTGCAACCAAAGTAGCACAATTAGCTACAGTTCAAGCAGATAACGCCCTTAAGGTAACTGATGAATTTAACAAGATGGGTTCTGCTGGAGCCTTCACTGCTAAACAAATAGCAGAGATGAGCATCAGTATTGGCTTGAGTAATGAACAGTGGAATTTACTACCAAAAGCATTACGTAAAGCCGGCGATGGAATTGTTGGTTTGGGAACTACAACTGCTAAAGGACAAGAATCTTTTGCTAAGTTATTAGCTGTAACAAACAGCGAACGTGAAGCATTTCAGAGATTAGGTATAAGTCAAGAAGAATTAATGGGTAAGCAAGCTGAATACATTGCCTTGCAAGGTATGTCAGGTAAGTCACTAGTTACTCAAGCAAAAGATGCAGATAAATTACGTAAATCATCATTAGAATATACTGAAAACTTATTACGATTAAGTGCATTAACGGGCAAAGATGCTGATAAAATTGCAAAGGATCAGCAACTTGCTAAGATGCAATATGAAGAAGTTGTCAGAACTAGAGTTGAAGATGACAAGATTCGTCAATTAACACAAGAAGGTAGACTAGCAGAGGCTCAGGCATTAAAAGATGAGCAAAAAGCTAGGGAACAGTTTATCACAGATGCAACAGCACGATTTGGTGAAGAGACAGGTTTACAATTAGCAAAAGTAGCACGAACCGGTGCATACGATGAATCTACTAAAGGAATTGCACAATTAGGTATAGATGCAACTGAACTTGCGGCTAAACTTAAGAAAGCAAAACCAGGAGAAGAGGTTGCTGATTTATTCAATAACACTGCGGAAACTGTAAAAACAAAAGTAACTGAAAAATTAGGTAACTTTGAAACTAGTTTACAGTTTGGTGGAGAAGAATTAGGAAAAACATTAGGTCTAAACAAAGAACTAATATTAAATACAGGTCGTGTTGTTGAGAGAAACGAAAAAGAAGCTGAAGCTGCCGCTAAAAGAGGGATAGCTAAACCAAGTGAAGGTAAGACAGGTGAAACCACTGCAGAAGATCCTGCACAAAAAGCTAGAAACGCAGTAACAACTACAACTATTGAGTTTAACAAAGCATTAGAGAGAGGATTAGTTGCAGTCAATCCTTTATTGTCTGGATTTAATAGTTTAACAACAGCGGTAACTGCATTAACCGTAGCCGCATTAGCTGCCGCAGCCGCATTAGCAGCCATTGGCGCTAAAGGTGCAATAGGAAAAGTATTAGGTACATCTACTATGCCTGATAGTGACGGTGGTAAAGGTAAAGGTAAACCGAGTGTTCTTAAAAGACTTGGTGGAGGTGTAGCAGGTGCGGTAGCTGGATACACACTTGGTAAAGGTGCAGAATATGCTAATGAAAAAGGTTACGAGAAAACAGGTACGGCACTAGACGTAGCAAGTTCGGCAGCAACTGGTGCGGGTATGGGAGCCATGCTAGGACCTGTTGGAGCCGCAGTAGGCGGATTAGTAGGCACCGGTGTGGGTATATATCAAAATAGAGAAAAAATATTTAGTAGTAGTTCTGCGCCAGCGGCAACTCCAGTAGCAATGGGTAATGAAGGTAATAGAGGAGCAAAACCAACGCCACAACCACCGGAAGGTTCTGAAGATAAAACTGCGTCAGCAAAAGCAGTCGATCTAGGTAAAATACTAAAGTTTGGAACTGGCTCCGGAAGTAAAGAGAATTTTGAAGGATTAGATTCTACTTTTAAAGATGCAGTAATTGCAGCCGCTACTGAATATAATGCGGTTACTGGCAATATGATAATGATTAATAGTGCAAAAAGAGCATCAGAGGATCAGCAAAGACTATATGACGAAACAGTAGCAGCCGGCAGACCTGGACGAGGCCCTACTGGAATGGCTGTAGGTAAACCCGGCCGTAGTCTTCACGAAAAAGGTCAAGCAGTTGATATTCAAAACTATAAAGATCCAATTGCTGTTGCCGCATTTAATAAACAAGGGTTATCACAAAAAGTTCCAGGTGACCCGGTTCACTTTCAAGCTAGAAACGGAGCTATGGTTAGTGGGCCGTCTTCTGGATACCCAGTAGAAGCGACATTTCATGGACCTGAAATAGTAGCACCGTTGGATCCTGACTCTATCCTTACTAAGTTATCTAAAACTTCAGTGTCAGATATGGCAAAAGAATTTAATACATCTACTAATAATTCAACTACAGAAAATATAATTTCTTCAAATGCTGAAATGATTGAGTTGATGAAAATGTTCGTAGAAAAAATGGATAACTTCATTGATGCCCAATCCGATAGCAATAGCATACAAAGTGAATTATTACAGTATTCAAAAGCTTAACTAAATACTGAATAGACCTATATTATGACATACAAAAAACACTTTACTAGAGTTAATCAATCGGGACAGATGAGCCCATTAGGTGGCGGTAGTGTCACTGGCGCTTGGAATGGTCCTGGACAAAATTCAGCTACCAACTATAGCAATCAAGACTTTGGTTACAAAAACTATGGTAGTCGTTTACCAGAAGTATATACGGGTCACCCAAATCGTATTGAACGTTATAATCAATATGAAATGATGGATGTAGACGCTGAAATTAATGCTTGTTTAGATATTATTTCAGAATTCAGTACACAAAAGAATGAACATAATAAGACACCATTCAGTTTAGAATGGCGTGAAGAACCCACTCCACACGAAGTAGATTTATTAAAAACTCAACTACAACAATGGTGTAAGTTGAATGAAATGGAAACACGTATCTTTAAAATCTTTAGGAACTGTTTAAAGTACGGGGATCAGGTTTTTGTTCGTGACCCAGAAAACTTTAAATTATACTGGGTTGATATGACCAAAGTTATTAAAGTTATTGTTAACGAAAGTGAAGGTAAAAAGCCTGAACAATATGTTATCAAAGACTTAAACATTAACTTAGAAAACTTAGTTGTAGCACAGAAAACAAATACAGACTTTGCCGCTAATCCAGCAACTGGATTAGGTGGTACAGGTGGTGGCGGAACTGGCGGAGGTGGTGGATATACTGTTCCAAGTATGCCTTATAATACAACTGGTAGTCGTTTCAGTTTAGGATTTAATGAAGCCGCTATTGATTCTAAACACGTTGTTCATTTAAGTTTAACAGAAGGTTTGGATCGTTTTTGGCCTTTTGGACAAAGTATTTTAGAGAACATTTTTAAAGTTTATAAGCAAAAAGAACTATTAGAAGACGCGGTTCTTATCTATCGTGTACAACGAGCACCTGAACGTAGAGTGTTTAAGATTGACGTTGGTAATATGCCAAGTCATATGGCTATGGCATTCGTTGAACGTATTAAGAATGAAATTCATCAAAGACGTATCCCAAGCACACACGGTGGTGGCAGTATGGTTGATGCAACATACAATCCATTAAGTATGAACGAAGATTACTTCTTCCCAGTTACTGCTGATGGTCGTGGTTCAAGTGTTGATTTACTACCCGGTGGACAGAATTTGGGTGAGATTGATGACTTGCGTTATTTCAATAATAGATTAGCACGTGGACTACGTGTTCCAAGTAGTTATTTACCTACTGGTCCTGATGACAATGTTACTCCTATGAGTGATGGTCGTGTTGGTACCGCTATGATTCAAGAGTTCCGTTTCAATCAATATTGCGAACGATTACAGAATTATATGGTTAGAAAACTTGATGAAGAATTCAAGTTATTCTTACGCTGGAGAGGATTGAATATTGACAGTGGATTGTTTAACTTAACATTTAATCCACCACAAAACTTTGCAGCCTATCGTCAAAGTGAACTAGATACAGCACGTATGGGTTCATTTACAGCAGTTGAAGCTTATCCATATATCAGTAAACGTTTTGCTATGGAACGCTTCTTGGGACTAACTGAAGAAGAAATCGCTAAAAACGAAAAAATGTGGCGTGAAGAAAATGACAAAGAGATTAACATTGAACCACAAGGTAGTGATTTACGTGGAATTGGTGTATCGGTTGGGGATATTGAAACTGATATGCAAACAGGTGAAGATGCTACTGCCGCAGAAGAAATGCCAATGGATCCATCACTAGCGGCAGCCGGTCAAGTACCAGTACCAGGACAAGCTCAACCAGGACAGAATATGCCAGCGCCAGGTGGCACGGGCATGTAATTAGATAAGTTTCCAACCACCGCAGTGTTTATATTTACCGCTGAATACTTTACTTAGATTACCTAAATTTAAATTATATTTTTTTGCTAAATTATATCTAGTAGAGAATTCAAGTTGATTAGTTTGTATATTTTCAAATTTATATATAGTTGGATCATATCTAGAATTTTTTGGTCCTCTTTTGTCACATTCTTTGTTATGATGATTAGTTAAATCATAACCATTCTTTTTAGTATAATGATTTTGTCCACTAACCTTTTCCTTCATATTACTTGATTGTGTTGTCCCGGTTCTAGTAGCCCCGCCGCTACCCTCTTCAGGTCTCATGTTAGCCCAATTTGGGTCATCAACTACATTCCATAAATTACTGTAATACAAACCCCAATATTTTACTTCATCATTAGTTTGACATTCTTTAATGATTTCAGTAGTGACATCATACCCATGTTTTTTGATATGTGAAACCCAATAGTCACCTGATCCTTTATATTTGAATGGATCTTTTGTTGTTTTGCCTAAATACTGTAACTCGGTTATGTTGTGAGTTTTCTTATATAGATAAATATTCATACTGATTGCTCTTTTAAGCATTAGAGTAGTTGGGCCTGCCAGCCGCGAACTACACTTTTATTTATTCATTTCGGTGATAAATACATTATAGGAAATACCAAATGAAACTGTTTGAAATGTTCGATCCAGCTACAGCAGGTTATCAAGACGTAAGTGCTGATAACAGTCAACCAAAGTGGAGAGAAAGCCGTAAAACAAAGTTAACATTAAAACAGATTCGCAAATTACGTAAGATGAATGATGTACGTAATTATGAAAAAGTCAATTATCTTAAAAAGATACATCAACAATATGCACCCAAAGCAGAAGGTGCACCAACAGTTTAACGAGTAGTTTAAACAAAAACGTAAAAAAATAGCACTTATTGTGCTATTTTTTTTGATACCCACTAAATAACTCTACAAAGCCATTTACATTCAGGAGACAAACAATGGACAATAAAAAATTTGAACAACTTATTGATTTAATTATCAATGAGAATGAAGAACAAGCACGTGCATTATTTCACGATATCGTAGTTGAGAAAAGCCGCGAAATCTATGAGGGAATGATGGATGATGAAATGGGTGAAGGCATGGGCGGTCAAGTAGGTGATCTACTTGACGAGATCGATGTTGAAGAACAAGGTATGGCTGAAGGTGAAGATGACGACTTAGAGTTTGATTCTGATGAAGATGAAGTAATCGACATTGAAGCCGGTGAAGATGATATGGATGGTGAAGAAGATTTAGAAGACCGTGTTGTTGACCTAGAAGATAAATTAGACCAATTAATGGCTGAATTTGAAGATATCATGGCTGGTGATGACGATGAAGTTGAAGCTGACGATGACATGGCTGACGCTGAAGATGATATGTCTGATGCTGACGCTGACTTTGGTGCAGCCGATGATGAAGAAGATGCAATGATGGAAGCTATCACATTGAAGAAAGTTTCTGTTACTCACGGTGACAATGGTGTTCAAAATAAGAGCACAGTAGACGCTAACAGCGGTCAAGCTGGAATGGATTCTAGACCAGTTAAGTTCAGTGGTTCTAGTGAATCAGTTCCAACAGGACCAAAAGGCCCTAGTAATGCATACACTAAAGGTGAATCATCTGTAAAAGATGCTAACAAGTGGAAAAATGCACCAGCACAAAACAATGCAGACTTAACAGCCGCACCTAAGCCAGTCACTAAAGACGAAGCAGGTAAAGTTCGTAGTCCAGTAGCAGAGTCACGTAGAACTACTACTAAAAGACGCATTTAAGGAATCTGAGAGAAAATGGCTTATCTTAAAGAGCACTTGACATTTGACCGCGCAGGTATGGTGGTTGAGTCTGTCAGTGAAGGCGACAAGAAGAACCTTTATATGAAGGGAATCTTCATTCAGGGTGGGGTAAAGAACGCTAATGAGCGTGTTTACCCCGTATCTGAAATTGAAACTGCCGTCGGTACTCTTAACGAACAAATTACAAGTGGCTACTCAGTATTAGGTGAAGTAGATCACCCAGACGATTTAAAGATTAACTTAGACCGTGTATCACATATGATTACATCTATGTGGATGGACGGAGCTAATGGCTTCGGCAAATTAAAGATTTTACCAACTCCAATGGGTGAATTAGTTAAAACTATGTTGGAGAGTGGTGTGAAACTCGGCGTATCAAGTCGTGGAAGCGGAAACGTTGACGACATGAACGGCAAAGTAAGTGACTTTGAAATAGTCACCGTGGATATTGTTGCACAACCTAGCGCACCAAATGCGTATCCTAAAGCAATCTATGAAGGTATGATGAATATGCGTCATGGTCATAAATTGTTGGATATTGCAAAGGACGCAAGAGGCGACAAGAAAGTAGAGAAGTACTTGAAAGAGGAAGTAATGCGCCTTATCAAGGATCTCAAAATTAACAAAGGGGAATAAGCATGTTTGATGCTATCAAGCCATTACTTGACAGTGGACTAATCAATGAAGATATTGGGCAACAGTTAAATGAAGCCTGGGAATCTAAATTGAATGAAGCCCGCCAGCAAGTCCGTGCAGAATTACACGAAGAATTCGCACAACGTTATGAACATGACAGAAGCGTAATGGTAGAAGCCCTTGACAAGATGGTTACAGAAAGCCTATCAGAAGAAATTGAAGAATTTCACTCTGAGAAGCAAGCAATGAACGAAGACCGTGTGAAAGCACAAATGAAACTACGTGAATCTGCTACAAAATTCAATGATTTTATGGTTACTAAACTAGCCGAAGAAATCCGTGAACTACGTTCAGACCGTATGATCGCTAAAGAAAGTCAACAGAAGCTAGAACAATTTATTGTTCACGCACTAGCCCGTGAAATCAAAGAGTTCGCTCAAGATAAACAGGCAGTTGTTGAAGCTAAGGTTAAGTTAGTTGCTGAAGGTCGTAAACAATTAGAAGCATTGAAAGCACGTTTTGTTGCTGAATCTGCTAAGAAATTGTCTATCGCTGTAGCAGGACAGTTAAAGGGTGAATTAAGCCAGTTGAAAGAAGATATTAAAGTTGCTAAAGAAAATAACTTTGGTCGCAGAATTTTTGAAAGCTTTGCAGGTGAATTTTCAGTTACTCATTTAAATGATAAAGCTGAGACAAGAAAACTAATGCAAAAACTAGAAGATAAAGAACGTCAACTAGCTGAATCTATTACACAAATCAACAACACTAAAAAGTTAGTTGAATCAAAAGAACGTGAAGTTCGTATTATTAAAGAGTCTAATATTCGTGAGAAAACTATGACTGAGTTACTTTCTACTCTAAATGAGGAAAAAGCAACAGTAATGCAGGACTTACTAGAAAGTGTGCAAACAGGTAAACTGCAAGCTACTTTCGATAAGTATCTACCAGCCGTACTAAACACTGGCTCTACTAAGAAGGCTGTAAAGTCTAGCTTAACTGAGTCAAAGATGATTAGTGAAGTTACAGGGGATAAAGCTGCCAAACAAGAAGTTGATATGGAACAACGTGATAACGTTATAGATATCAAGCGTCTGGCAGGGCTTTAATTAAAAAGACATAGATTAGGAGAAATATAAATGTCAAAAGTTCTATTAGAAAGCCGTTGGGACGAGACCAAGGAAGCTCTGTTAGAAGGCTTAAAGGGCACTCGCCGCTCAACTATGGGTGTTATCTTAGAAAATACTAAGAAACAACTACTTGCTGAATCTTCAGCAGGAACAACTACTGCTGGTAACATCGCTACATTAAACCGTGTGATTCTTCCAGTTATCCGTCGTGTTATGCCAACTGTTATTGCTAACGAGTTGGTTGGCGTTCAGCCAATGACTGGCCCAGTAGGTCAGATCCATACACTACGTGTACGTTATGCACAAAACTTAGTGGACAACTCTGCCGCTCAGACTAGCGTTACTGCTGGTCAAGAAGCATTGAGCCCATTCACTATTGCTCAAGCATATTCACGTCAGCCATCTAATGATGCAACTGCAACAGGTTACACAGGTAACAACACTGCGGCTCTTGAAGGTAACGGAGGTCGTCAGATTTCTGTTCAAATCTTGCGTCAAGCCGTTGAAGCTAAGTCACGTAAGTTGCAAGCACGTTGGACATTTGAGGCAGCACAAGATGCACAGTCTCAACATGGTATTGACGTAGAAGCAGAAATCATGGCAGCTCTTGCACAAGAGATTACTGCTGAGATTGACCAAGAGATTCTATTGTCATTGCGTACATTAGCATCTACAGAGTATACATACAACCAAGCTACTGTATCAGGTACAGCTACTTACGTTGGTGACGAACACGCTGCCTTAGCTGTTCTTATCAACCGTGTTGCTAACTTGATTGCCCAACGTACACGTCGTGGCGCAGGTAACTGGGCTGTTGTTTCTAGCGCCGCATTGACAGTATTGCAATCTGCAACTACTTCAGCGTTTGCTCGTACAACAGAAGGTACTTTCGAAGCTCCAACTAACACTAAGTTCGTTGGTACATTGAACGGCGCTATGCGTGTGTTCGTTGACTCTTATGCTCCTGATACTACACCAGTATTAGTTGGCTATAAAGGTTCAAGCGAAACTGACGCGGCAGCATTCTATTGCCCATACATTCCATTGATGAGCAGTGGTGTTGTTCTAGATCCATCAACATTCGAACCAGTCGTATCATTTATGACACGTTATGGTTATATCGAATTAACTAACACTGCATCATCTTTCGGTAATGCGGCTGATTACGTTGGGGAAATAGCAGTACAAAATCTTACTTTTCAGTGAAATTGGGTACATCCGATTGTCTTTAGGGACAATCACCAATCAAAAGAGTGCTTCGGCACTCTTTTTTATGATATAATAGTGGAATGTCAAGTATTGGCATAAATACTATTATGTTCACAAATAAATTCTATTCCAAAGTATACTTCTCAACTATTGAGAAAGCAGTTCAACGAGGCTGGAAAAAAGCCCGAGGTAGAGAACGGCATCATATTATTCCTCAATCATTAGGAGGAAGTAATGATAAAAGTAATCTAGTATATTTGTCTTGTAGAGAACATTTTCTTTGTCATTGGCTATTAGTAAAAATGACTGAGGGTGAATACTATCATAAGATGGTGTATGCTCTAATGGGGATGAGGGCAGAAAATGAACACCAAGAAAGATATCAAACTATTTTTACTGCAAGAGTTTATGAAAAATATAGAATAGAACACGCGGAGTATCATTCTAAACTAATGAAGTCTAAGAACCTTGTTCCTTGGAATAAAGGTGGAGTAGAGATAACAGATGAACATAGAGAAAATCTAAGAAATGCCGCATTACAAAGAGCACCTAAGTCAGAAGAAACAATTACAAAATGGAAAGAAAGTAGAGCAGGTTATACACATAGTGAAGAAACTAGACAAAAACAAAGTTTAGCTTCAACGGGAAAACCTAAAGGTCCTATGAGTGAAGAAGAAAAGATTAAACGGTCAGTAAAACAAAAAGGTGTAGCAAAAGTTAAAACACACGGAGCTAATGTAGCCAACGCAGTATTAGGCAACATAAGTATCAACAAAGACAATACCGAGAAGAAAGTAAAGAAAGACACACTACACAGTTACTTAGATGATGGTTGGCAACTTGGTGGCAAAAAGCGTAAGATAGCATAAATACAATATCTCAACGGGATGGGAAGTTACAATCAAGCACTCTTCGGGGTGCTTTTTTGTTGGTGATAAATATCTAATGAACGAATTATTATATACCTTAATAGTTACACACATCACTATAGTATGTGTTACTCTATTCTTACATAGAGGTCAAGCACATAAAGCAATACAATTTAATCCTATACTCAGTCACTTTATGCGATTCTGGTTGTGGTTGACAACCGGTATGGTTACTAAACAATGGGTAGCAATACATCGCAAACATCATAGATATAGTGATGTTGAGGGAGATCCACATACACCTCACGTTTTTGGAATATACAATGTATTGTTCAAAGGAGCATTGTTATACCATACTGCTAGTAAAGATAAAACAATGGTAAATTCATATGGTGTAGGAACACCTGATGATTGGGTGGAACAAAATGTATACAGTAAGCATAGTCGTTTAGGAATTGTTTTGTTATTGCTTGTAAATTTACTTTGTTTTTCATGGTGGGGAATACTAATTTGGGCTATACAAATGATATGGATTCCATTCTGGGCAGCCGGCGTAATCAATGGCATAGGACATTGGATAGGGTATCGTAATGGAGAGACTAAAGACCATAGTCGTAATATCAGTCCTTGGGGAATAATAATAGGTGGAGAAGAACTACATAACAATCATCATTTAGAACCAGCAAATCCTAAGCTAAGTAGAAAATGGTTTGAGTTTGATATGGGTTATATGTGGTTATCAATCTTTAAATTTTTTAGGCTAGCTAAAATACGTACTATATAAACGTATGATTGTACTTGCTCCAATATCAGTAGGTGAACTGATTGACAAAATTACCATACTAAAAATTAAATCAAAGCTTATCAAAGATAAAGATAAGTTGGTTAACATTGAAAAAGAACTTCAATCATTAGAAGAACTTAAAGATGAGTTAAACTTAGATTTGAATAATGTAGATCCACTGCAACAACAACTATACAAAGTCAATGTAGAGCTTTGGCATATTGAAAACTACAAACGCCAATCTGAAAAAGAACAATTATTTGATGATGCGTTTATTAATGCCGCAAGACAAGTCTATCTTAAAAACGATTTGCGTTCCAGTCTTAAAAAACAAATCAACAAACTTGTAGGTAGCACGATTGTTGAGGAAAAAAGCTATTAAATAGTATAATCAGTGTCGCTTGTAATATCCAAAATACTTTTACGTTTTTCTTTTAGTTTTTTCTGATGTAATCTATTACAGTTGGCACACAATGTTTTTAGATTGCGTTTATCTTTATTCTTCTTGTTATCATCTTTATAGATAACATCAAGTTGGCATTTGTCTTCTGGTACAAAGCCACACTTCTCACACTTATCTTTCTTGTGTAGTAAGTAACCAAACTTACTGTTATATGCACCCTTAGCACAATCAACACAGTACTTGTGCCACTTGGTAAAGCCGTGTTTACTCACACCATTGGGTTTTGCCAATGATACATTGCAATTTATACATAGGGGTCTGTTTGGCTGTCTTATAAGCATCAACTATTTAATAAAAAGCACACCTGGGTGTTTTTTTCTATGGTATTCATTCAGATTTATTGATAAATAATATATCACATAAATTTAGGATGAACAATGGCATTTGAACCTTTTGGTTTAGTTGGTGGATTATCAGTAGGCATACCACCAATAGTAGTTATAGATGATAACGGCATAGCCACCCTAAACGGTTTAACAGTCACCGGTATAACAAATTTAGGCCCAACTGGTAATATTATTATTACCGGTGGCGAGAACGGATACTTCTTACAAACAGATGGTGAAGGCAGATTAACTTGGGCACCCGGTGGCAATGGCGGTGGTGGTAACGGTAGTCCAGGTGGCTCTAATACACAGGTTCAATATAACAACGCTGGCAACTTTGGCGGTGATGCTGGATTTACCTATGACAGTATAAACAATATTTTATCTGTATCAGGTAACATTGTATCTAATAATTTCATTGGCACCGGTAACATAACTATTGCTAGAATTACCGCATCCGGTAATATTACAGCAAATTATTTAATAGGTAACGGTAGTCAGTTAACTGGTATCTCAGCTACAACTGCTAATTTTGCCAACTATGCCGGTAATGTAACTGTAAGTAGTCAACCAAATATTACCAGTGTTGGTACATTAACTAGTTTAAGTGTTGCAGGAAATGTTACAGCAGGTAATGCTAATTTAGGAAACAGTGCTGTTGCAAACTTCTTTACAGGTAGATTTTACGGAAATGCAAATACAGCAGGGACAGTTACAACAAATGCTCAACCAAACATTACATCAGTTGGTACATTAGCCAATTTAAGTGTTACTGGAAATATAACAGCAGGTAAT